GGGAAGGAAGCCTCCGACAACAGGGTGGTGAAGTCTCTCTACAACAGGGCGGTGGGATACTCATTCGATAGCGAGAAGATCGTGACGCTGCGATCAGGCAGCGGAGATGCTGCGGAGAGCTATATCGAGAGAGTCCCCGTCGTCGAGCATGTCCCGCCAGATGTCACGGCGTGTATATTCTGGCTGAAGAACCGTCGACCGAAGGAGTGGCGAGAGAGGATCGAAGGTAGCAGTGGCGAAATCAAAGAGCTCATCGAGTTCTCGCTCAAGATCGGCAAGGCAGCAGGAGCCATCGAAGAGCGTCAGAGAAGCTCCATCGAGCACGTCCCAGCAAGAAAGCTCAACGGCGGAAGCTCCAAAGCGTAGGTTCCTGTATCGCAGACCTCCTCTCTACCCCAAGCAGGAGGAAGCGATATTCAACCCAGTCGACTTAAACGGAGACCCAGCTAGATACTCCCTGATCGAGGCTTCTACGAAGGCCGGCAAGACCGTAGGCTGCATGGCCTGGCTGTTCGAGGAGGCGTACAAGGGGGAGAGAGGCCAGAACTATTGGTGGGTGGCTCCGGTCTACAGCCAGGCGGAGATCGCGTTCCGCCGCACCAAGGAGGCTATACCGGAGGACTTCGTGGTCCACGTCCACAACGGTGAGCTCAGAATCCACCTGCTCAACAGTACGATCATGTGGTTCAAGTCCGGTGAGAAGCCAGACGGCCTGTACGGAGAGGACGTCTACGCTGCGGTGCTGGACGAGGCCTCTAGACTTCGAGAAGAGAGCTGGCACGCGGTCAGGTCCACGATCACAGCTACCAAGGGTCCGGTCCGTCTGATCGGCAACGTGAGGGGTAGGCGCAACTTCTTCTACGCCATGGCCAGGAAGGCGGAGAGCGGCGCTCCTGGAATGAGCTTCCACCGCATCGTGGCCGCAGACGCCGTAGCTGCAGGAGTCCTGGACCAGGAGGAGATCGACGACGCCAAGGCCATACTCCCCGAGCACGTCTTCAGGGAGCTGTACCTTGCCCAGCCTAGCGACGACGGAGGCAATCCTTTCGGGATCGAATCCATCGCCAGGTGCATCCAGCCTCTCGCTTCAACAGACCCCGTCGTGTGGGGATGGGACCTAGCGAAGTCTGTGGACTGGACCGTCGGCATCGCTCTGGACTCATTCGGAAGGGTCTGTCGCTTCGAGCGGTGGCAGAGGATACCCTGGGACGACACGATGAAGATGATCATCAAGATGACTGGCCAGACCCAGGCCCTGGTGGATAGCACCGGCGTCGGAGACCCCATCGTGGAGCAGCTCCAGAAGAAGGTCCCTGGAGTATTCGAGGGCTACGGCTTCACTCAGGGATCGAAGCAGAAGTTGATGGAGGGACTGGCCGTCGCCATCCAGCAGAGAGAGGTCACCGTTATCGAAGGTCCTATGAGGTCAGAGCTAGAGGAGTTCGAGTACCAGTACACTCGAACTGGAGTCCGCTACAGCGCCCCGGAGGGATACCATGATGACTGCGTCTGCTCTCTCGCCCTCGCCAATATCCATCGCGCCAGGGCCACCGTGCCGCTGATCGTTGCGGCCAAGGCCGTCGAGCAGGCCAGGAGCTTCAGGTTCACTCAGCGTCGAGGGCGGCTAGGTTGAAGAAGAAGCAGAAGAAGGCCATCAGCAAGAAGGAGCGCAAGCTGGCGAAGAAGCGCCGCAGGGCCAGGGAGAAGGCGTTCACAGTCTCGGACCAGTCTCTAGCAGAGATGAGGGCTCTGGTCAGACTCCGCCCTAGGCGTCGTCGGGAGGCGACCAAGACCTGGAAGGAGGTCCTCTCCCCGGCGGTGCCTCCGCCAGGAGTCCTGCCGAAGGACTCTCCGGTGATGGCGATGGACGAGAACGTCTCTGCCTTCGCAGGTTGGGCCGGGAACTACTTCCCCAGCGCCGTCGCAGAGGGACAGGCGTTCCTCGGCTATCCGTACCTGTCAGAGCTTCTGCTGAGGGCTGAGTATCGCCGGATGGCCGAGGTGGTCTCTACTCAGATGACTCGGAAGTGGATCAAGCTGACATCTACAAAGGAGGCGAAGGGAGATAGGCCTGACGACGCCCGCAAGGACAAGCTGAAGAAGATCGAGAGCGAGATGAAGCGCCTAGGCATCAGGCAGGCGTTCGAGAGGGCCGCGCTGTTCGAGGAGGGGATGGGCAGGAGCCACATCGTCCTTGACTTCGGAGATATGAAGAAGCCGAACGAGCTGACCACGGACGTAGGGGACGGGAGAGATACCACCAGCAGGGGGAAGGTCACCACCAAGAAGCCGCTCCGACGAGTGAAGAACGTCGAGCCGGTGTGGGCCTACCCGAGCAACTACAACGCCACCGATCCGATGGACCCGGCGTGGTACCGCCCTGAGGAGTGGTATGTGATGGCCAAGAGGATACACGCCTCCAGGCTGCTCACCTTCATCGGCCGGGAGGTCCCGGACATGCTGAAGCCGGCGTACTCCTTCGGCGGCCTCTCGCTGACGCAGATGGCCAAGCCGTACGTGGACAATTGGCTCAGGACTCGGCAGAGCGTCTCGGACATCATCAACGCCTTCTCGGTGATGGTCCTGTCGACCACCATGGGGAACACCCAGCTGCCAGGCGGCAACGTCAACCTGCTCAACCGTCTCGACCTGTTCAACGTCCTTCGCGACAACGCCAACATCATGGCGATCAACAAGGACACCGAGGACTTCAAGAACGTCTCCGCTCCGCTCGGGACTCTCGACCACCTCCAGGCCCAGACCCAGGAGCACATGGCCGCCGTCTCAGGTATCCCTCTGATCTTCCTGCTCGGCATCCAGCCGACCGGCCTGAACGCCTCCAGCGAGGGAGAGATACGAGTCTTCTACGACTGGGTTAACTCCTACCAGGAGCTTCTGTTCAGGCCGAACCAGCTCTCCCTGTTCGGAGAGGTCGACGACGAGATCGACTTCGAGTTCGAGCCGCTGTGGAGCATGAACGAGAAGGAGAAGGCGGACCTTAAGAAGCTTGAGGCGGAGACCGATACGATCGACATCAACGCCGGGGTGCTCGACCCGCAGGAGCGCCGCCAGAGGATCATCTCTGATCCGGAGTCTCCGTACTCCAACCTTAATCCAGATGACGTGCCAGACCTGCTTGAGGAGGAGGAGGAGGGCCTGGAGCCTAAGGGATCAGCCGAGAAGACCACTGGCCTCGGCGACAGGATGGCGGCGTGAGATTTGTAGTCTCGGTAGTGATCTTGGCAGTAGCTCTGCTCGCGATCTATCTGCTGGCCAATTATCAAGACAGGAATGACTTAGGTGAGTAGCCTCCGCAACCGCCTTCGCCTCAAGCGCCAGGCTCTGGCCAGGGAGAAGGTCCTCCCTCCGGTGAGGGCCAACGCTGGGATCGAGGCCAAGTACCGGCGCATGCTCTTCAAGATGGTCGATGCAATGCACGAGTCCGTGGTCTACTGGGTAGAGAGCGCGTACAGGAATAACGAGCCTGAGATGGCGCTGGACGAGAGTCCTGCCGCTGCGCTCAACTCCGCAGTCAAGAAGCTCACCCGTCGCTGGCAGAGGAACTTCAACAGGGCCTCCAAGAGGATGGCCGACTACTTCTCCGAGGACGTCTCGGAGAGGACCGACGGAGTGCTGAGGAGGATACTGGCAGACTCCGGCTGGAGCGTCGACTTCAAGATGACGCCAGCGATGAACGACGTGTTCGCGGCTACGGTCAACGAGAACGTCTCCCTGATAAAGTCGATCCCGCAGCGCTACCTCTCCCAGGTCGAGGGCATGGTTGCAAGGAGCGTCTCTACCGGTAGAGACTTAGGCCAGCTCTCCAAGGACCTCCAGGAGCAGCTCGGAGTGACCAAGCGCAGAGCCGCCTTGATTGCCAGGGACCAGAACGCCAAGGCTACATCGGCGTTCACCAGGGTCAGGCAGACGGAGCTGGGGATCGAGGAGGCGATCTGGGTCCACAGCTCCGCCGGCAAGGTCCCCAGACCTACGCACGTCAAGAACGACGGCAAGAAGTACAGGGTCTCCGAGGGGTGGCTCGACCCAGCCGTCGACAAGCGCATCTTTCCAGGGGAGCTGATCAACTGCAGGTGCTTCTCCAGGTCCGTGATACCAGGGTTCTCGTGATGGTTAGAGCCGTCGTCGGATGGACACTGGCTCTGGTGTTCATCGCCTCGGCTCTGGCCGCCGATCTTCCGGTGCCGAAGTCGAAGAGCCATCGAGCCAAGGTGGAGAGGGTCAAGACCACACCATCAACGATAACTGGTGACTCTCCGTACGATCGATCTGAGACACTGCAGCCGTCGACCGCTACTCCGTCGTTCACCATCGGAGACCCAATGCCAGAGGAGAAGAAGTAATGTCGCTAGGAACCATCGTCCTGATCATCCTCGTCATCCTGCTGCTCGGCGGCTTCTCCGGAGTCGGCGGAGGTCCCTTCTACGGCAGGGGCCCGTACTTGGGCGGAGGCCTCTTCGGAGCAGCGCGCGGCTGGGGCTTCGGACTGTTCGTCGTCGCCCAGGTCACCAGAGCCATCGTTCGTCTATTCGGTATGACGTGATGTGGACCGAACGCTCCTGCTCGCCAAGCTGCTGGACCTCCACCTCGGTCGAACGATAGAGAGACAGAGAGCTATGAGCAAGTTCACAGAGCTGGCGGACGGTATCAGGGGAGACCTGAAGAACTTCGACCAGCAGGCCGACGAGCTCCTGGCCAGGAGAGAGAGCCTGCGCCGCCGCGGCGAGGCGGTCTTC